GGATACCATCATCACTCCACCAGTGTATATGGTTGACACAATCGGGGTCATCGCTGAAGGCGATTCCTCGGTGATTGACAACGACACAGTGCGCATTGTCATCACAAAGTATCAAGATAAGATGATAGTGAAGACTCAGATTAAGGAAGTTCCCTACGCGGTAAGCGTACAAGCCGAGTGTCCACCGCAATTAGTTCAGCCTGAAAGCAAAACGGGTAAGGTAAAAGATTACCTACTTTTGTTCTTAGCGGCAGCACTTGTCGTTATGATGTTTTTATACCGATTCAGATAATGGCGAAGACCAAAGCACAAACAGCATCAACCTTCAAAGCAAAGCCTAAAGTAAGCAGGCCAGGCGTACATTCCAAGACCAAGAGCAGTAAGCTCAAGACCTCTAAGCTGTACTCTAAGTCCTACCGTGGCCAGGGCTAAAGAAAAAGACCCGTCTTACGAAGGCAGGCCCCTCGATCCAGCAGTAGTTGGATGGTGCGTCACAAGGCCAGTAGCCTGTGACGGAAACTGCCCCCACGCTTCCTGTAGCAGCAAGAAGTAAAACCTCTAGCCATCACAGGAAAGACAGTCGGGGCTCATAGCCTTTACGGCTATATCACCACGAAGCACAGACTCTGTTCTCATATAGTACAGCGTCTTGATTCCTTGGTTCCACGCCTCCATATGTACCTGATTAATCCACTTAGGGGTTGCCTCAGTAGGGAACGCAAGGTTCAACGATACAGACTGGTCTATGTACTGCTGTCGGATCCCTGCTTGGTAGATTAGGTCCAGCTGATTAATTTCCTTAAAGGTCTTGTAGACCTCCTTTACTGGAACTACATCCATCATAGGGTCAGCCTCATTGCTCTGCATCAGCTTTCCCTTCTGGTAAATCCAACCATCAAGCTCACCTATGTTCTGAACAGATCCTTCGTCAGCGAGTATCTGGTCCCAGGTCTCCTTGTTGTTGATGCCTATCTTACGCAGAACCCTCTCTAAGGTTGGGTTCTTGCGTATGAACGTACCCTTAGCGGACTGCTCGGTGAATACGTTGGCTGCCCAAGGCTCGATGCCTGCGCTTACGTTACCACTGAGCTTAGAGTTGGACACCGTAGGAGCTATAGCACGCAGGTGGGTATTACGAACACCGAAGCCACGACACCATAGAGGTTCTCCGAACATCTTAGCCATATCACGGCTAGCACGCTCTGATTCCATCTTGATGTGGGAGAAGATACGGCGCGTCTCAATCTGCGCCTGTAGCCCCTCAAATGGGGCTCCACGTTGCTGTAGGTAGGTGTGCCATCCGAGTACGCCCAGTCCAAGTGCCCGTCCCTTTTCAGCAGAACGAACCGAATTTTCGAAGCCCCTCATATTCTTGGCTTTCTGGATGAACTCCTCCAACACGCCGTCCAAAAAGAACGTGGAGTAGTATACAACGTCTGTGTCCTTCCACTCGTCATACTTGGCAAGGTTCAGTGAGGATAAACAGCAAACAAAGCTGTGGGACTCGTCGGTGTAAAGGGTAATCTCTGAGCAGATGTTGGTCATAAAGACCTTCAGCCCGTTGTGCTTGTACATCTCTGGGTTCTGCTTGTTGACGTTGCCGCGGTACATAATGTACGGCTGACCTGTAGCCTTGCGCTTCTGAAGCACCTTAGACCAGCGACGGCGTGACTCATCATCGCCGTCCTCTAGCTTCCGCATAAACTTATCGGAGACAATGACCGACTGGTTTAGGTTGAGACATTGGCGGTTGACGTCGCCCTTTGGCTCGCGGATTTCAATCCACTCCCAAAAGTCTCCGTGCTCTATGCTTAGGTTCACCGATGCAGCACCCCTGCGCACATTGCCCTGTGAGGTGGCGAGTATCGTTGAGTCGTATATCTTACAGAAGGGGACCACACCATCGGTAGTCCCATTGCTGTTGGAGATAGGTGATCCTGCAGGACGGAGCATATTAAGTCCGATGCCTACACCACCGCCGTGCTTGGCCAGCAGCATAGTCTCGAGGTTCTTCATCCCGATGTCGTGGATGCTGTCGCCAATGTCAACGCCGAAGCAGGAGATTGGAAGCCCACGATCTGTTCCCATATTGGCAAGCACTGGTGTGGCAAGGCCAAGCCAGTTGTTCCATATGTAGCCGTAGAACTTGCTGGCAAGCTCGGGTCGATTTAGGCGGTGTGCCGCCGCCTTAGCGACCCGTAGGTACGCATCCTTAGGCTTTTCGTCGTTGATAAGGTAGCCACGCGATATGGTCTTCACGTACTCCTCTGTGTTTCCCCACTCGGGGAAGTCAACTCCGACTTCCCACCCTAGGCTCTCTGCAAAATTCTTAGACATTGTTGATTTTTGATTCTATATTAAACTTCATCTTATTATAACGATTTCGATATACTTTGTTTGTATCTAGTTCACGCCCTACCGCCTTTGTGGTGGCGACCACCGTAGAGTGGTCTCTGTTTACCAGCCTACCAATCTCCGTAGTGGTCATTGATGAGTGCTCTCGCATAAGCTGAGTAAACACCTGGCGTGCCTCACGCACATAAGATATACGAGTCTTGTTACGTATATGAGAAATGCTGAGGCCATACTCGTTTCTGATCTCGTGAAAAATAATGGATGCGATTGTATTGTTGTTCATAAATTTAATTCTTACCAGATATTCTCAAAGTCTTCTCCCTCGTTGGCCTTTGAGTAATCAGTAGGACGGATAGAGAAAAAGTCAGTATGAGTGTGGCCACCAGTTAAGTGGTAGAACCAATCAAGCTGTGAAGCCTTCGACTCGTCATACTCAAAGATACCATCGTAGCCTAACTCCCGCAACTTTTCATTGCCTCTTTTTTTAATAAACTCTTTTAGGTCCGAAGCTTTTAGGTTTTCGAGGTCTCCCATCTCAAACATCTTGTCGATAAAGTTTAGCTCCATATCAACAGCTACTCTAGCAGCCTCCTCAATCTTATCCTTGACGCCTGCGCGGATATACGAATCTTCCTCGCACATATGGTTGAATAGGATGCAGCCCATCTTGGAGTGGAGGGACTCATCCCTCACGGACCACTTCATCTGTTGACCGATTCCCTTCAGTAGATTACGCATCTGGAAGGAGTAAAGAACAGCAAAGGAGGAGTAGAGGGCCATACCCTCAGCGAAGGCAGAGAAGACTGCTATAGAGCGGGCTACGTCCTGACGTGCCTTGGGGTCTATCTTAAGTATTGTATGGCTGTACTCGGCCTTGGTGTCTACTAGGTTCTCAAACCTAGCAACGGTTGCAGGCTCCTGAAGGAAGGCCTCAAAGTCCTCAAGCCCTAGCGTCTCGTTGAGGTAGCTGTAGGCGGTGGCGTGGATGGTCTCCTGTGAGCCGAACATCATAGCCATCTGCTTGATTTCGTGCTTAGGGAACCACTTGGTAACCATACCGGTCCAGTAGTCGGCAACAGCTGTCTCTGTCTGCGCGAAGCCTAGGAGGATGTTACCCACGAGGTTCTTCTCGCTTGGGCTTAGGTTCTCCCTAAAGTCCTTGACGTCGTTCTGCATAGATATCTCTGTGTGCAGCCAGAAAGCCTGAGCCTGCTTGAGCCACCCTTCAGTATAGTATATCGGATATTCGAAAGGTTTGTACGGGATACGTTCGTCAAATAGTGCCATAGGATTATTGTTAAGGTTAGAAAAGAAAGGGCCACACTAGGTGGCCCAAAACGGATTGCGAAGATAGTGCTACTTGCTCAATCCTAGCAACTCTGTGATGTCTTTTCCTAAAGAAATATTGTAGTATCCCACCATCTTGACAATCATATTGTTATTGGTGAAATGCGTAGTCTTCGGCATCCTTCTCTCCTCCCACTTAGGTTCTGGGAGTTCGCTCAAGCGGAACGACCATACACCATTAGGGGTTGAGTTGATGTAGACAGGTAGCGTCCCAAACATTGCCGCCCTTTCGATAAGGGCGTCGTACTTTGCCTTCTCAATGAGTAGGTCATCGTAGTGAAGGTTACGGCACTTGAGCTCTATGTCAGAATTGTGGACAAGAGAGTAGCAGTCGTACTTAGACATCTTATGCTCGCTGACCTTGAGGTCATCGGCAATTCTCTCCTTTATGAGGTTGAAGAGCTCCCTCTCGTACTTGATCATACAAGGTGCTTCAATCGCTTGAGGTTTATCTTGTCGAGGTTGTAGTCCTCGTGGTCCTTGATATCCTCAAAGAGATTGCCTGCCATCTTCTTTGCTGTCTTCTTATCCATCGATTCGATAGCCTCCTGCCACTCCTGTGGCGTGGAGCATAGAAGACCAGTCTCTCCGTGGCGTATAATGCCATTATAAGGCTTTGTGTTGGACGCTATGACCGCTGTCCTAGTCCAGGCCGCTTCGACAATTTTAAGGTCGCTCTTGCACCAATTAAATCTGTTCCTTGAAAGAGGAACAAGGCTTACATCAAAGTTCTTGTAGAGCTTTCCATAGTTCCAGATGTCTCTAGGCTCAGACAACTTGTCGAACTTTAGGATTTCGTCGTAGTCCATACCCTTCACGCCAAAGGTGTAGACCTTAGAGAAGTCGTACTTCATCTCCTTTATGTCGCTTAGGTGACCAAGTGCTCCGGCATAACCGAAGCGAAGATCGCTAGAGCTGTACTTACGGATATTCTTCCACTGGTCCTCTTCGTCGTCTATGGAGTTGTTTACAAACTCAATAATAGCATTAGGGTTTACTGCCTTCATCTGTTTGGCTAGGTAGTGAGACGGCGTCCATATGACGTCGGCAATCCTTATGGTCTTCTTAATGTCTGGGCCGTAGTAGATTTCGTAAAGCCCCTTTGCAGGGTTTCCGTTGTTCAGGTCCCAGTAGTCATCGTTGTCAAGTATCAACTTAACTCCGTGGCTCTTAAGCATTTGACTGAACTTTTTGTGATTAGTAACGGAAGCCTTGCGTGACACAATTAAGCTTGTTACAACATCTAGATTGATGTCTTTCAGCTCATTCAGTGATTGTATCCAATGTATGTTGACGCCTTGATTAATAAGGCGTCTAAGTGGAACGATGAGCCTGTGGTAGTTAATCCCACTAAGCCCATCGATGTGCACCAAGGTTATCATCGCTGCTGTTCTGCGTACTCCGTGAGTGCGGAGCGAATCATATCAAGCTCAAGACGAAATGATCTGGAGTACTTATTTGTTATCTCGCTTACCTGCTTTGGGTCTAGCAGCGGGCTTCCTTTTTGGTCGTGTAGGTCTTCGTACAGTTCCGCGCTCCCCGCTGATATCCTCGAGGTCGCTATGAAGTACACCCGGCTTAGTTGCTCTAGTGTCATTATCGTTATTGTTTTGAATTAAATTATAGTTATAACAGATTATTTTAGCGATGTATTGATCCTTTTTGAGTTCCGCATCAAACGTGATTCTAAGCTCCAAGAAATGTTTAGGAGTATCATCGATAACGTATCCATTATAGCGTAGATAATCTGCAAGAAACTTAACAGCAACAACAGAATTGTCAACGTCAAATTTAGAATTATAGCGTAGGTGGATAGCGAAGCGGTCTGTAGACCATTTATCGTGTCCTTCAAGCGCAGTGGAAAGGCCATTAAAATACTTTTCTTTTTCCCTGTGGCGGAATGTCCAAAACTTGCCAGCGTAGAGCTGATTAAGTGACGGAGGTTTTGGTATTGATATCTCAATTTCATTATAATTATTTATCACTAGTCAAAGATACTAGAAAGCATCGTCATACACAACACCTTCGAAGTTAATCTTTGGTGGTGGTACATCGGCAAGTATAGACTTAAATAATGGCTTTCCGGTAAACTTATTTACGAAGCCAGAGCTGAGCCCATTCATCTCAAACAGAACAGGATAGTCGAGGCTTGTGGGTTCCCCACCGGACTCGACCTCCCTAATCTTTCTTACGTGGACCTCAACGGTGCGCCTCATATCGTACTCTGGATGCTGAATTTTTCTGTGGAATGTTAAGAAATTATCAGACTTATTTACAAATTTACCGCCACCTTCGGTGTCCTCAGCATAGGGAGCCTTAGGTAGTCCGTCCTCTCCCTTACGCCTCTGCGCTTCGGTGATGGCGTGGGTCGAAAGCCACAGGCCCATATTGTGGGACTGGGTAAAGGAAAGGAACTCAGAGGCAGCCTCGTAGTGGTAGTCGTGGGTGGTGAGTGAAGAGCCAGAAGACATCTGAATCTTTAGGCTGTTGTACGGATCAATGAAGTAGCCATCGTAGTCGCCCTGACGTATCAGCTTCTCTCCGAACACCAGCAGGTCGCTGTAGGAGTAGATGCTCTTGTTGCTAATGATTGTGAAGTGGTCATTGACCCATTGGTACGACCTCTTAAGGTCGTATCCATTCATCTCTTTAACCTGCATATTTGCAGCAAACTGGATGAGCTTCATCTTCACCGCAGCGGTGCGGTTCTCTGCTGAGTATATAATCCACCTCCAGTTGTGGTTCACCGCAGTAGAGACAATCATATATAGAGAGAACGTAGACTTACCAATGTTTGATATGCCGTTGATTACGGTGAGGTCTCTCTTGACCAGGAAGTGCTTGTCAAATTCCTTGCAGCCAGTGGTAAGACCAAGCTGTATCTTACCGTCTATATAATCCTGAATCCATCGGTAGTCTTCATCGTCGGAGGATATGAACGACATATCACCGTCGTTAATCATCATCTCTAGCTTGGCGGAGTTCTCTCCCTCCAACACCTCGCGGATGGGCATCGTCTTGCCCTTCGCTATGCCATCCTTGATTGTGTTGCGTGCGGTCTCTATGGAGTCCACATCGCGCCTAAGAATCTCCCTCTCGAGTACGTGGTATGCCTCGTCCTCTTCCATACGTCCAACAGCAATATAACCGCCACATAGTATCGCTGCCTTGAGCAGTATCGCGTGCTTCTCTCCGTCTTCTGCTCGGCGTATCATAGAGGATACCACCGCTAACTTATTGTAGTCGGTGTAGTGGTCCTTGGGCTGTACCTTCTGGGCTATAGACTTCTCGGACATCATCTGCCCGAATATCTTGGATCCTTCGTTGACTACAATCTCTGGGTCGTAGCTGTCAAAGCAGGCGCGAGATTCGTTGATTCCAGAGGGGTCTACCTCTAGACCATACTCAGCATCAAAGTATGCCTGAAGTGCTCGGAAATGGTCTCTATGGAGGCTTGGATTCGATACGTTGACCAGTGCCTTGAGTCCTTCGCCGGATGGAGATATCCAGCAGGCGAATACGTATGGATCTGTGGATAAAATGTCCTTACTTCCTTCCACATCTATGTGGTCAAAGTCAAGGACTATAAGCCCACTGTGCTGTCGTATTGATTCGTCGCGGCGTGAGTCAAACTCACCCGCCCATAGGATCACCGGAAGCTTCTTCTTCGCTTCTTTTTGGCCTTCTCTGACTTGCTGAACTAGAGGTAGATGTTTCCCACCAGTCGAGATTCTTTGGAGTGCGGCGGATATCGTTATGTACGAAGGTTTCTCCGTGTGTAGAATACTCGGAAATATGGTTATTGATTGTTCTAGTACGCTCATCTTCAACTGCAATTTTAAGTAAAATTAAATAACCTATTAGGTCCTGAATAGTATCCTCCGTAGAGTCGTTGATCCCTTTGTTCTTGATTCGCATCAGCTTATCGTCGATACGGCAGCAGATGTTCTCAACAGCGGAACCCTTGGCAAAGATATTGGAAGGCTCTAGTGCTGAGTCCCCATATGCTTCATTTTTTTCTAACAATAAATCCCTAACAGCATTTGCTGTTCTTAGTATTCTTATGGCTGAGTCGTTCATAGTTGCTTAAATTTATATTCTGTTGATTTGATTACTTTACGCTTTTCATATTTTATTAACTCTTTTTTCTTTAGTAATGCAATTGCATTCCTATACCTAAGGTATTCGCCGTCTACTTCAATAGATACTAAGTCCCAATAATCTATTCTATCGCAGTACTCGCACTCTCCAGCAGATCCATATCCAACTTTTCCGCTATTTAGCGTCTCGCAACTAGTGCATTTAAATACAGCATTCAGTTCACTTATGGAGTCATCCCACACTTCAACTCTTTCATAGCCAAATGTGTGCTTAGGTATCGTTTCCCAATAAGTTATTTCCATTTGTCTTGCTATTGTGTGCAGTAGCAGTCGCTGTTGCTTTCGTTAATCTGTTGGATTGTCCGTAGGCATACTGGGCACGGGTCTTGAGTTTCTGTTTCCATTGTTATTATTGATTAATTGGTCGATAGCCTATGTTGTACAGGGTATCGGTGTCAGCGGCGAGGAGTACTTCCACGCCGTTTTTGATTGCGTTGTAAGCGCCTTCAATGTTGTTGTCGGTCTTCATATTCTTATACAGAGTATCAAGTTGTGCCTCAAGATCTTTTATGAGGTTGTTGACCGCTCGTTTGATATTGTGACGATAGATTGGTGTGGTCTGTAGATCATCAAGCAGTTCTAGCTGGACCTGCATAATGATTAATAGTTTTACTAGCTTTAGTTCTATACTTGAGTCGCTCATCTGTTTTGTTTCTTGGTTAATAAACTGAACACATTATACTTATCTAGCCGTAAATGTACGCATTGGTTTGGTCTATATGCAAATAAATAGACTTATTTTTTCGTTTGATAATGTGTCTTTAATTGCACAATTTGTAGTCATAATGTACATTAAAACGTACATTAACAGGTAAAGTGACATATAATGCACAATAAAGGGTTCGTTAATCAATGCAAATTTGCGGAGTATAACTCGGACAATCTCCGAATTGGGTCGTAACAAATAACATAGTAAATATGTTACGAGAATT